TTCCGTGGCTACGGCTCCCTTCTTCTCGTTGATCGCCTCAGCGTGCACACGCTCCGCTTCCGCGATCTGCTGATCGAGCAGACCAATACGGGAGTCAATATTTCCCACATCGGTTTGATCGAAACGGGCGTCTACCTCCGAGAAGCGACGCTCCAGCTGCTCATTGCGTTGCCGAAGGAATCGAAGCTCCGCCCGGTTGTCCCGGTCCTTCTGACGCTTCTTCTTCCTCTCGATGCGACGCTTGGACCGACGCTTCTCAACGTCGCCATCGCCGTCATCGTCTTCGTCATCGTCCGATCTGCCTACTCGTTCATCGTCTTCGTCGTCGTCATCGCCGGCCGTTTCTTTCGAAACCTCCCGCTCATCCGACTCCTCATGAACTTCCTCCTCTTCGGCCCCTGGGCCAACGGGAGTAACTTCAGGCTCTTTCTCTTTATCGTCGTCTTTAATGGCCATGCAAACCTCTTAACAGGGGTTTAGAGAATATAGGCTACCATCCCAAGAACTTTGTCCTCGGGAACTTCGCCTATCAAATCCAAGTCGTTGAAGATTACGAAGAGCGACTTACCGTCATGCCCTTCAGCATCAACCCACCAGCGATCTCCGCCATACTTCGGAACCCGTACGTAAGCGCCGGGCTTTGCCCAGGCGCCTTCTGGCCAGAATTCCATCGTATCACGGTTGCGAAAAGCCATCGGCCCTGGGGCAATGAGCTTCGCTACCTGCGTATTCCATTGGTCGGTTTCGCGCGTGTCCTCGGGAAGAGCGATACCGCCCTTTGACATCCGAGGGGGAGTTCGAAGTTGAACGAGAACGTTGGACCCAAACGGGGTTAAGCCGGGGTCAGCCTTCGGAAAGGCTTCATCAAGGCTTGAGAATGCGTACACAGATTTCTGCGGAATCCGATTCTCGGCGATATTACCGACCTGGCGAAGGTTGGATTTGCTCACCCCTCGGTCTCCGCGCTTATCAATTACGTTTCCACTAGCCACGTTGTTTCTTTTCCTCTGCTTCTAACAGCTCTGAAAAGCGCTGCTCAGCGTGCAGTATCCCCTGATAGACTCCAACCGATTTCCCATATCCGAACTCGGTCTGATCAGCTTTGGAGGGGGCAAGAGCTTCGGCGGCATGTTTCGCCTTCAGCTCCTGCAACGCCTCCAGGAACTTCTCTGAGAGCGCCATCTTATTCGATTCCTGGCCTACTTGCAAAAGCCGAGCTTATTTGCCCGGCATCTTCTTGTGACCGTGGGAACCATGTCCAGGCGTTCCCTTCCCGTGCCCGTGCTTCCCGTGCACGGAACCCCCCTCCCGGTACTTCTCCCGCGTAGGAGCCCCGGTATTCGAGGGTTTCTCGCCCATCGCCATCTTCTTGTGCTGAGGCATCTCGCCATTCGCTGCCATAATCGTAGTCTCCTAGTTAAGCTTTCCACCATCTCTCGCAAGCCCAAATCCACATTGTCGTTCGGTTTGGGTCTCGGGGCTTCCGAACTCTAGCACACTCTCTGCATAGCCCAGGCTTGTAGAGAATATTTCCACAGATACAGAATTTTCCAACTCTAGGGGTCTGGACTACCTTAACCCGCTTTCCTCCTCGAAGTAATGTGACGGACTGCCCGCATCGTCGCATTTTCGCAATACGTGATCGCGAGAGAGAGGTCACGGGAGGCACCAAGGGCATTGCAAGCGGCAATGAAGTCTCGTTCAAGATCTCGGAAGGCAGAGATTTGGGCTTGCTCTTCTTTCGAGATGGGACGCTGTTCATGGGCGGCACTCGGTTCGTCTTGAGTAGTCCCAAACTCATTAGCCATCGATGCGTCCCTCGGCAACCTTCTGCTGCAGCAGGTAAGCCTCCAGTCCCCAAACCTTCTCGCGAGCCTTCTGGCGGGACAACCGGATACCAATATCCTCACGAAAGTTCTCGGGGCTTACTACCGCCGATTCCCCCGTTACGGTAAACCCGTTTAACAGGGTAAGACAGCAGACCATATGCTTGCCGTGGAAGATATGGAACTCCTCCGAAACGATGACCGAATCAATACGCTCCGGACTAAGCCGGGGGGCATCGAGTCCACGGCTCTGGAGTTCTTTCTCAATTGCTTGTTCGTCGTTCACTTCGGTAACCCCTGTAGAAAGAGAGCGGGCCGAAGCCCGCCCAATGGACTAACCGGACTTCTTCTCGTCAGCGTCGTGGGGAGGGCTCGCCCCGAATACGTGGTCATGCAGTTCGACCATCACTTCGGTGAACTCTTTGCCCCACCTCTTCTCGATATCCTTGATCCGGTCCTTGACCCCACGCTTGGAGGCTTCGGGGGCGGCTTCGGCGTCCACGGCTGCATCTGCCGCAGTAGCGGACTTGGGTTCCTTGCCGGTCGATTTAACTTCATCATCTTTCTTCGTCGCCATCTTCATGGTCTCCTATGGGTTCGGGTTGATTCCCGTTCCTGTCTCAAGGTTGGTGCTATGACCCGTCTCAATTTTCGCAGCCGCGATATCGAGGGCCGTGGCGTTATCTTCCGAGTTGATCTGTTCCTTCGCCTGGATCTCGGCTGCCGTGCGTTGATCCTCTCCCTGCTGCTGCATCGAGGTCTGCTGCAGTCGAGCTTGATTCGTCTGCTGCGTATCCTGGGACTTCGACTGGATCTGCTGAGTCTTAACCCGCTCGTCGCTGGCGATCTTCGCCTGCATGTTCGGATCCATCGGAATCTGCGAGTTACCCTGCGTAAACTGGTGTACCAGTTGCAGAGCCTGTTGGACGATCTGCGGTATCTGCTGGAATACCTTAGCCGCACCCTGCACGACTCGCTTCGAAGCTGCCGCGAGTGTACGATCCATCTCCTGTGAAACTTCCTTGTTCTTGATCTTCGCGATATCCCCCATATCCTGTCCGGCTGCCGCGCTCGTAAGCTCGTGCACATGCGTAACGTACCAGTAGGCGATGTGCTCCTTCAAGTGCGTTAAGGCTGCTGGCATAAACGTCGGCGCGATGATCGGAAGCTGCCCAAGTACAGGGGAAGTCATAAAGTCGAGCAGCACTTGGATATGAGCTAAATGATCCTGCTCGGGAAAAGCTGTCACCGGCCTACCAAGGACCATCGCCAGGTTCTCGTTCACCTGGTTTAGCTCCTCGATCTTCGGTTCAGGCTTCAGCAAATCGACAGCATTCGGCAGTCGTGTGCGTTCGAGAATCAGTTTCTCGACCTTGCGGGCGTCGTACAGCTCCGGATGCAGGTCCGCACGCTGCTGAACTATTTGCAGCTGGGCAAAACGCTGGACATCTGAAAATACCTGTGGATCAGAGACCGGAACGACGTCTACCGGTCCTTCATAGTCACTGTGCAGCGCTAGTCGTTCGCCGGTGTCGTCCTCGATTTCGTCATCGGTAATGTAAAGCCGGTTAATTCGGTGCAAAACACCGATTACACGGTTCATTGCGCCATGCAAGCGCATATGGATCGCCGAAAGGACCGTCAACCCTTGCTCTATTAGGGCTAGAGTCGTGCCTACGGGCGTATTAGAGCCGCCATTCTGCGCTAGATTCTCGAAAGTAGTGCGAACTAGCTCTTCACCCTGCTCTGTGCACCAGCCTAGCAGCTGGAAAAGCATCGCTGAAGGGGGATTAAACGGCAAAGGCATGATTACTTCACGGATATCCTTCGCCCCAACCCCTCCTTCGATCTCCGTAAGCTGTCCGATATTTAGCTGAATAGACTGTCCAGCCATACCGGAGCCTTTCAGCTTAATCGCGGTCGGCATATTGTTGACTAGAGCGCTATCAAGCAATGCTCGAAGGGCTCCAGTACCGGCTCCAGCGAGCGAACCGGCTAAATGCACAAGACCTACGCTCTGGGCGCCGTCCCACGGGATGAACGGGAAGTCGATAATCCAGCACATGTTCTCGTGCAACTCATCTTCTTCTTCCCAGTTACGAACAATCGACATAATTTCGTGGGAATGCACGTCGATTTCAATCAGATAGGGCATCGGCCCCATCTTCTCGGCCTCTTCGTCAGGGTCCCAATTGGCATCGTGCGGTCGATCACCCGCAAGTCGGACCCGGTCGGTGTCTTCTAGCTCGGCTAGACACTCAACGATGTAAATTTTCCGGTCACCGTCCTTATTGATAGCCGATCGATCGAGCCCCTGAACCTTGTCGGTAGCCTTCTGGGCCGAGGACTCGTCATCCAGTTGAACAGGGGGTGAGATATTCTGAACCTTCTTATAGTACCCGGAGCGTACCCGCCTCTCAAACTCGTTCTGAGTGATGTGCATCTGCACGGTACGGCGTTCGGCGGAGTAGAAATCCGAGGCTCCCTGTGGAATGAATACATCATCGATCGAGAAAAACATCGGAACTGGACGTTTCTTCGTCGAGTCATAGACCAAACGAAGATACATAGAGCCGCCTAGCGGCTGCTGCGAGAGTAGCTTCTCAAGCTGGGGGCGGAATTCGGGCATCTGAATCAGGAATTGCCAATTCATATGCCGAACCTTGCGGCTCGCTTTTAGTACCCTGGCAGGGGTAGGAGTTCCGAGAATCTCATCCCGTACCGGGCCACGCGGAGGCATCAGCTCGTTGATCGTATGCGACTGGTAATAGACCGTCGCTTTCGAGAGCATCGGGTGTACGGCCTGCGACGCGCCGTCAAAAGCCTCGCCACCGGGCGCTTCGTCGCCCAGCCCCGTGCGCTTTATGCCCTCCGCATACTTCTCGTCACGAGGCTTGCGGGACTCGATATCGCCCTCGATAAACTCGATCAGATCGGTAGCAAGCGAGCTTAGTTCGCTCTCAGGAATCGTCTCGGCCAGGTTCTCGAAGAAGTCGGGCTCCTCTTCTTCTTCATCACTACCGAACTTGATAATGGCTCCACCGTCATCGGTGTCCTCGAATCCCCAGTCTTCCGGATCGTACTTCTCGACGTCACCATCCTCGTCCGAGTCGGCAGTTGCGACCTCGTCATCTTCTTCATCGAGAGCCATCGTTATGTTCCTTTTCAGAGTTTGGTAGATACCCCGACCGCTCCGAGGAGAGTGCTCAATCCGAATGCTTACCGCACGGCCCCTATCGTTGTATTGATTCTGGACCGTAAAGTCATCCCAACGCCTTCCGACGCTCTTCTGTTCGGCCTGTCGACGTAATCGCTTAGCAGCCTTTCCGTTCACCGGTTCTTTCTCCGTGACGCTTTCGCCAGTTTGTTCTTCTTTCGGTTGCGCTCCCGTTGCTTGACGAAATCAACCGTTTCCATTCCCTTCGGCATCGGCTGCCGACGCATACCTTTATTACTCATCGGGCTGCCCCATTACCATCGTATGGATTACGTTTCTGTTTCTGCACAACTGCCAAAGCCTTCTTCGCTTCTTCCAGGGGGTCCTGACGAACGGTGAACTTCATGTCAAACCTATGCATGAAAAAGAGCAGTGCCTGAGTTGCGGTATCCAGCAAGTCATCATGTTCGAGAGACCCCTGACCGACGTAAGAACACGTCTGTGAGATTACCCCTTCTGCCCAGTCCCTGGGCTCCCCCTTGCGCTCCTTCTTCCCCGACTCTATAGCCCAGACCCGACGGGCCGGGAAGAGAGGGGACACGGCATGGAGGCGTGAAAGCTTGTCCATGCCCTCGGGATTATAGCTATCCGTAATAACATTCTCTACTGCCAGCATCTGCCGCAGGGAAATGCCAGAACCTTTCTCCTCGATCAGAATCAAATCGGGAACTCGCCCCTGGCTATTCGGTCGCTTTATCTTCCCAAATAACGCTGATTTCGAAGGGGCATCTTCGGCGTCTCCGTAGGTGTACTGCCTCTCGGCCTTAACTCGCTTGATAAGCGCGGGTAAGCCGAGGTGATCCTCCCATGAGTCGAGAAGCATGATATGATCGGTTCTTTCGTAAGTGAATAAACCCCATACAGTGCAAGCAGTCGGGTCACCAGTCTGCTCCTTCTTATCCCATGTCTTCTCGGTAAACGCTGTATCGAGAGACATAATGATGAAACGGAACTTCGGGAACGGCCGCGAGTTCGGCCAGATCCTCCACTGACTTCTCTTTACAAACCCCGCTTCCTCGGGGTCAAGAATTTCACCCCATAACTCCTGTCGCCCGATCGCGGTACCTTCGTACTTGCCGACGTTCTCGAAGAAGGAATCAGGTAGGTTCTCGATGTTCTCGTAGGTAGATCCAGAGACGATAACCGACTTAGGCAGACGGACAAGTTTCCGTATGAAAGGCTTTGGCCTAGGAGTACCAGTCCAGAATATTCTGGGATGCTTACCAAGTCGCAGTCCCATGATAAGATTATCCCATGCCTCGTCAGGATATCTCCAACTAGCGATCTCATCACACCAGGCTCCATGACATTGGGGACCACGGAGGCGATTAGGGGTATCAGCAGAGAAACCACGTATAATGCTCCCGTTCTTAAGGTAGATAACAGGGGGAGATTTCGTGCTATCGGCAATCAAGCACGGCGGTATCACCGCGTGCAAGCCGGTCGGACCGTATAGGCAAACGCCAAGTAGATCGTCGTGGGTAGGAGCGACCACGAACCAGATGGTATTCGGGAATGTACACGCTGCTTGGCCTAGGTACTGCGCAGCAGCAAGGGTCTTGCCGAAGCCCCTGCCAGATTTGATTCCGAAGAAGTTCCAAACGTCGTCTTCGGGAACCAGCTGTTTCTTGCGAGCTGTCGCCTTCCATTGCAGCCTCCAACGAAGAAGGGCCAGATCCTCGTAGGTAAAGCGCTCCAGCTTCTCCCTGATTATCGCTGGGCTTGGAGCCCTACCGAAAAGAACCGCCTCTTCAGCCGCCAACGCCAAGAACTCCGGTTACAAAAAAACCGGGTGCGAAGGCCACCCGGCTATTGTCAGGACCAGCTTAGGACTGGTTCAATGTACCCGTGAGGGTAGTGACCGCACTCGGCGCAGCAAGCGTCGCCGGGACCGACACGGCAAAGCTGTTCGAGGGTGCCGACTTATGACCCGTCGTATCGTTGACCACGATCGTGAACGAATGGTTGCCGACCGCGAGCGTACCCGTTGTGAAGGAGGTGCCCGCGCCGGTGACCGAGCCAATGACTTGGGCGCCGTTGCCATCGCCTACGTCGTCGGAAATGTCGATACTTGCAATTTCATCGGGGGAGAGCGCAGTGCCGTCGGTACGAGTGGTCGGGTTTTCCCAGGAAAGTGATACGGTTGACATCTGGAAATTTCCTTTGCGGTGATGATGTGGGTAGCAAATCTCCAGGATCAAACTTCGTCTCCGTGCCGGCTTCGGTGGCGCCTTCGGAT